AACGGCGCAAACTTCTTGCGTTCGTCCTCAGACAAGTCGTCATAGAAATCTCTAACCTTATGGTCAAACATTTTCATCTCGTTAGCAATGCTTAGTTTATCACTCATTATAGTTTCCTGTAAATACTATATTAACACAATTTATTCAATGAAGCAACTAAATTTTTCTCCAGATCACATAGCTGATGAGAATTGGCGCGATGACAATCGTAATATTCTCACCCAACAATTAGCACAAGCTGTATGTTCACGCAATGACACCATCATAGACATTGGAGTCAATTGTATGCAAAATACCAAAAAATTTCTCGAGCTGGTTGGCACCGATGGATGTGTGGTAGGATTTGAGCCAATTGTAGAACATTATAACCGAGCAAAACAATGGGCACATGATAAAAATTTAAATCTTCAAATGCACCAAATTGCATTAAGCAACTATATTGGGGTTGCTAATTTTTATCACTACGACGAGCCCGATGGTATTAGCAGTCTATTTTATACAAGAGATCATCCACACCGCATTTATCAAATTGATGTTACTACCCTTGACACTTACATTGAACAGTTTAATCGTGTGGTGTTTATAAAACTTGACATTGAAGATTCTGAGTTAATGGCACTGCAAGGCGGTATCAATGTGTTAAAAAAGTTTCAACCTGTTATTGTTACCGAACAATTCAATGACGATGTAATAGAATGGTTTGATACAATTGGGTATGTGTACGTAAAATCTAATCTCAACAATTTTTATGTATTTGTACCAAAATTAAATATTACGCTAATCAATCAAGTCAGGTCTGTGGTATCAACTTATCAATCCACAAAGTACATTTTTTAACTAAAGTCAATATCTAGTGTTTCTCCCACTGCTTGCCTAAACTTATCTTGCCAATCACGATCATACACGTGATACCCGTGTAATGTGGGGGTAGGGTAATCCCAAAGATTTGCGGATATCTTGTTTGCAAGGTATTGCTCTAGCTCATTTGGAATGCTCATATTTTTGAACACATGTTCTGGCAATTCAGTACCGCCAAGTGTGTAAGCAAATGTTATGTTGTTTGCTTTTAAAAAATTCAAAGTAGACAGCACAACATGATATGACTGTAGTGCTAAAAAATCTGTTGCTACCAATCCATAATAATGATCTACAAATTTTTTTTCCACAGGATATGCATCAGACATTATTGAATGTTTCCACCGTTTGGCATAGTGCTCAGTTAAAGTCAGATCTGGAGTAACTGTCACCGAATGTGTAGAGTCTCGATCAAATTCAAATCTAGAATTTCTAGTAAAACTCACAACCACATGATTGTGCCCAAGTGCTACTGCGTAACGTACTTGATTTGCAATCAAAACATTTGAACATGCACCTACTGCCAATATTTTTTTATGTAGGTCAGGCGGCAAATGGTCAGTCCAATGAATACCAGTTTGATCAGTAGTCATATAACTATCTCCACAAATGGCTAACTTTATGTTACTCATTGGTATTTTTTAAATTATACAGTATCTCAAGTTGATCCCATAACTCCCGCATACCCGGATCCGCTTCGGCCATTTGTTGTATGGCTAGAATCCTAGCAACACGACTTTGTGGTAGCCCGAGTATTTTATTTTCTTGATTCACTTCGTATCCAACTACATGTCGTTCTGTTGCACCAAACTCACGTGCGTATACTACAGGACCAACACGTTCATATATCAAAGGAACATCTGGTCTAAGACTGCCCATATTTGTAGCCATATTGATTATGTGCCCAACGTAGGAAACGTTCTAGACCTTCTCGATCATCTGGATAACTTTCCAGATAGATGCGACTCAATCGATTAATTATTTTAAATAGTTCAGGTTCAGTGTAGGTCATTACCAAGCCTTGTTATAATCTACAATCTCGCAGTTGCGACTAATGTCTTTGACAAAATACACACAATCAGGTTTGTCACCGTCAGTAATTGGTACAGACAGCATTTGTCCATTTTTAAGTTTAGGGGCATACCATGACACTTCGTGATACACATCCAAGATCTCAATATCAGGAAAGCTAGGACGGAAACTACTCAGCGGGTTAAACTGAAATACTTTGAATCCACGATCGTTGATCGATGTCAGTGGTAACACTTCCAGGTCACCAATCTCAGGTTCGCCTATTAGTATCTGCCAGTCCATGGGCATTTTGATTGTGTTGTCGCCTATGCGTAATACCAGGGCTGGTGAATTAAAACTCTCTAAAAAGATTAGCGGAATAAAGTGATAATCTGGGTCAGCTGGATTAGAGTTATCTAGTATGGCAAACCTCATGTCATCTACCTCTTCAGGCAAATGGTCAAGGTCGTAGTGTTGATTGTCTAGTGTTAGTATTCGCATAGTTGTATAATACAGTATTATTTTAGTGTTGTCAATAGAGTTCGTACATTATTTGCAAACTCAGCTTGCCAATCTTGATTGTTGATATGGAATATAGGACGGTTCTCATGTGGCTGTTGCCATATGTCTTGAATAAGTTCGCAGTATGCATATTGTTCAAACACAAAATTAAATCTTGTAGCGTCAGCATCTAATATTAAATGATTTTTCTCAGCAGAGTTAAACAATAAACGATGCCAAACAAACGGTATGTTGTGCTTGCGCAAGGTTTCAAATATAAAAGATATTTGTGTACATGCTAAAATATGTCTATATTTTGCCGACATCACTGATAGCCAGACTTTGTAGAATAATTTTTGATCTGAAGACAATTCCCAATCGTGGCAGCTGGAATATGTTTTTGATCCATATTCAAACGCGATTCGAGTTTCATCAGTTAGTCCCACAACTGCTACTGCAGGATTGTGTGCAAGTCCATCCATCAACTGCTCAGCGATCCAGGCTAATGATGCACCACCTTTGGCCAAGTTTACTACGTTGTATTCAGGCAACATCTCACTCCAATGCTCGCCTGGATGTTTTGAATCTTGCGACATAAAACTGTCGCCTATTACCAACATAGTGGGTTTCATTTGATCTTCATCCACTCTAATTTTTCTGCTGAGAAAGGATAGTTGGCTTCCTTGTAGAACTGTTTGCGTTTGGTTAGATGACGCTTGGCAAACTTGCAGGTTGATGTTATGTCCCAGATCTGAACATGATCTTTATCTTCCGCTTTACGAATGCCACGACCAATCGACTGAATAACTCTAACAAAGCTCTTGCCTGGCTCAATGAGTACCAGATTAAAAATACGGGGAATGTTAATACCCACAGCAGCCACACCATATGTGGCCACAATGATTTTGCCTGTTGCGTCAGCCACTTCGTCATATTCATCTTGCCTGGCTTTTGCTTTGGTTGCCCCGGATACAAACACAGCACCATCGCCCAGTCGTTCTACCAATTGACGACCGCACTCTGTTCTGTCTACCAACACAAGTGTGTTGCCTGTTTCGTTAACTCTACGCACAAGGTCTGCCATGGTGTCGAGACGCCCTGATTCTTCCAGCAGGTATTTAAGCTCACTTTGATAGTTTGAATATTCCACGTGATCTACCAACTGCACAATGTTAACGTGACACTGCGCCAGCACACCACGGTCCTGCAGTTCACTTGCTGACAGTTTGCTAACAACAGGACCTAGTCCAACCAATAGTGCTTGGCTCTCAAACTTCTCTTTGGGTATGGTTCCTGTCAACCCCCAACGAATTGGCACTCTAGCCATGATGCCTGTTAACAAGGTTTTGAGTGCATCTGCTTTGGCCATGTGTACTTCGTCTACAATAACACAAACTACGTCTTCCATGAAATCCTGTATGGTAAATTTTGCTGTGCCGTCTTTGCTATCTTTAAGCAAGTTGTTTAGGCTTTGCCAAGTACAAATGGTATGTGTCTTGCCGTAGTCTTTCCTGTCACCAAAGTACACACCCACATCCAGACCCAGATTAACATAGTCCTTTTCTGTTTGTGTTACCAGGCTCTTGTTGGGCACAATAACAATTGACCTACCATAGGGTTGTACGTTCCAACTCAAGGCCGCTGTCATGATAGTCTTGCCTGCACCTGTGGCCACTTCTTGTATGCACTGTGGGTTTTGCAAGTAGTTGTTGATGATCTCTACCTGGTAATCTCGCAACACAATGGGTTGACCTTCTTGTGTATGCCCTTTGGGCCATAGTGTGCCAGCAAAGGTATCTTCCCGCATCTCAGCAAACTCAAATGTAGTTGAGTATTCACGTTGGTCATCTAGTTCAATATCGTAGTTGTACTGTTCCAAGATAGGAATGATCTCTGGCAACAGATTGGTGTAGGTGCTACCACCAAGTTGGAAGTAGGCAATCTTGCCATCCCATCTACCCAGTCTCACAGCAGGCAAATACCTAGCTGCCGGATTCTCATACTTAAATGTGTTAACTAATTTTTTACGCACATCTAAATCAAGTCCTTCTAGTTTGATGTTCACTTCATCTTTAATTACTATTGTTACGTGTTTCATTGTGTTTATTATACAGTGTTTGATAGGAATTTACAACCAACTTTTGGAAATTAACGCTGTTAGAAGATTGATGCACAATCAAATCAAGTTATGACATTAAAATTTTAGTTGGATGTATATTACTTTTTAAGTAATCAATAATAGTTGATACATTGTCTACTTTTCCAAATACAGTAGACGAAAAAATATTGTAAATGTCCCAGGAAGGAATATTCCAGTGCCGGCACCATGCTTTGCTATATTGTTTCCACCAGGATTCAAATTCAACTATTTTTTTATTTTCTAATTGATCAAAATCTTCCAGGGCAATGTTAATAATTGGTCTAAGTATTAACCAGGGTTTGGCCAGGTTACAGATTTGACCTATATCATCTGTTTCTTTATTAAGCCAATATGTGTACGGTGTTTTACCTAGTTCTGCCCATGATACAAATATATCACCGGCTCTAATATTATTAGTGGCGCTATCTAACCATTTTAAATCAAACGGTTTTTCTAGTAGTCCGGACTTTTCTCTATAATTGATGTGTAAAAATTTATTATTTTCTCTAAAGTAAAATTCGCACATGTGAATATGCTCATGAAAATCTAACCATGCACGATCGCCATTGTAATTCTTTTCGTAAATCTTATGTATCTTATTAAAATAATTTTGATCTTGTAATAAACAACGCTCTTGGTCAATTTGAATTGCTACTTTTTCTGCGTAGTGTGTTAATCGGTCAACTAACTCTTGATATGTAATACTACATAGATAATATGGATCATCCCAGTTATTAAATGTGAAATCTGCTTGTGATAAATTTTTATAAATTTTTTGATATACTGTGCCAAGCGGAGTATTGTGTATTGATAAATCTACAGTTTTATTATTTGAAAATAACAGTTTCATACAGTATTTAAACACAGTGTTGCAAGGAAATTAAAAAGACAGACACCTTTTTTAAGGGTGTCTGTCATAAAGCCCGGGCCGGAGCCAACCTACTCCCGGGAAAAAAGGAAACAAAAATGAACTAACCAACTACCACGCGAAAACCCTGTTGCTCCTTCTCGTCTGCTTCATACCGAGTATCTACTGCAAACAAAAACAACTCACCATCATAAATCTTGTACATTTGGCACTCCCAATCAATAAGTTTCTTTTACATAATTGTACTGGTCCGCAGGCCACTTGGCCTT